TAGTCTTGTTCAAGTTCATCAAATTCTAAAAAGTCTGTATCTAATATAGAGCTTTGACTTTGTGATGTACTATCTGTTTCAACCAAGCGTTCTTTAGGTGGCTGAACAATCAACATGTTGTCGATAAGTTCTAAAGTTATATCAAGAATAACCGGCTTACTTGGTTTACTTTCAAAGACGGATACACTGGTAGCTTGGTAAGGCTGATTCAATACTGCCTGTCCTATGGCTGTACTAACAATTATCTCACCACTAGAGTTACCAAACTCATCCGGTAACAAGATTACTAAGCTTCTTCCAAGTTCGTCTACCGTGACTGTAAAGTCTGTACCACGTATTCCTATCGTGGCACTTGGAGTCTTTATAGATATGTTCTCTTTATCAATGGATGCAAGTTTGCCAGTGATGAATCTTGCAGTACCACTAGCAAACTGCAATGCCATTTTAGACTTCGAGGGGTTGGGGTCAAAGATAAACTCATCTATAATAAGTTGGGAATGTTCAGTCAGTCTAACTTTACTGTCATCTAAAAATGTAATACCTACTCTACCGTTAGCAGTCTTAACGTTATCGTAACTCTCTATCCCAAACTTTAACTCTGCTTGGAATACATCGTCACGTACAACCTGTCCTGCTCCTTTAAGCTCTGTTATAGAACCTATATCAGCAGCTTGTAGTTGTGCCACCATCATTTTGGATGACACAAACAGTACCATTAGAGCCAGTACTTTCAATCTTAAGCCAATCACTTGCTAATGTACTCTGTTGTTGTATGTTAAATGTTCTTGAGTTTCCGGTTTGGTCTAAATAAAAATACCCATCAGCATAACCATCACCATCAAAGGTTATAGTGTTGCTATCTCCGTCCACGTCTACGTAGTTGGTAGCTGAATCTGAATCAATATCAAAATCAAATGTGTTACTGTCTCCATTAATAATCCAGTCTAAGTCTAAGGTACTTGCCAAAGCGTTAGTAGCTATGTTAAGTGTAAAGTCATTAGAAGAACCTGTTACATCTACGTTCAAGTTGCCACTGTCTGCACCGTATGTATTGGTTGGGTCAACTTGGATATCAAAAGTATTACTGTCTCCATCAAACTCAAAGAAACCTGTAAGCGTATCAGCCCACATATCCCCTAAGAATTTGTTGAAGTCACCAATCTGATTGATGTCTAAAGTTAGATTGTCTCCATCTAAATCTAATGCTGTCATGGTACCTGATATTGCATCTAATCCACCAATGATGTTACCTGAACCTAGCTGTTCTAAGTCTATGTTTGCAGTACCACCTGATTGATTTATATAGATTTCATTATCAGCCCATGCCAACATCGGTAATAATAAAAATAATTTAAAGTGTTTCATATTGCCAGTATCCCCTCTCGATTCCTATTTCAATAATTTTTAATACCCCTGTCTCTATTGCCTTTTGTAAAGCTATAGATACACTCTCGTTTTGTGCTGCTCCACTTTCTATCTCTACAAGTTCTGAACCTGCTTCAATAAAACGGAACACGTCCTGCGATATGCCGATAGATAAAATAGTTTTAGCTACCAATACTTCCATCAATACTTCCCCTGTAGAGATAGATACTAAACGCATGGATATGGTTACAGTATCCTCTCTGTATTGACGACTGGCACCTACACCTAAATATCTAGCACCGTTACCGCCTGACTTTAAATTGGTGTCATAACTTATAACACCACCTTGAACCAATACTCCTGCAAAAAGTAATGGTTGAAGTTTTTCTTCCTCGTCAAAGTCTTCACGAGTTGACCTAATAATCTGTCTTTCTTTAGTTAGACTATCTAAACCTACTCGTTCAACCACCCGAAAAAACTTACCATCTGCTGCATGTTTAAATGCACGAATAACCAACGCTTCCGGAGCTTGGCTTATCGCTGTACTAAACAATGCAAACTGACTGTTACTTTTTCTCTGACCTGTTAAGTCTTGAAAACTATCTTTGTAAATTGCAACAACCGGTTTAGTTTTTGCAGCTGGTAAAGTTTTTAAAGTTTCTGATTGTAAATCTAATACGGATGTTCCTTCTAACCTAATGTCTGCTACACCACCTGAATTTAATAAATCATCGTAGTGCCAAGCAACACAGCTAGAAAGTGAAACTACCGATAGGCAAAGTAATAATAGTTTCATTTCCGTCAGCATCCGTTATCTTTAATGTTATGAAGTCACCATCAACACTATATTCAATGGTGTTACCTTCTAATTCTATGGAGCCACTTTCACTTTTGGTTTCACCAAACAAGTTCTCAACTAATTGTCTTGAGAGCTGTGCATAAATTCTTGACTCTAAGTTTCTTATAAATCTTGCAAGTGTAGTATTCTCTGCATCCCTTTCTAATTCTTCTTGGTAAGCTTTTATCTCTGCTTTAATTGCTGCCTTTCTGTTGAACTCTTGGTTTTCTATCGTCAGATAATGACTGGATGTATTGATACCATTAAACGATGGACTTTTAAACTTATGGGTAATCTCGTCAGCATTGATAAATATAGTAAAGATAAGACTGAATATTAATATTAAACTACAGATTACTAAATTCCAATCAATCTTTTCGTTGGTCATCTCTATCAGCCTTTGCTAATTTATCTATATCTATTAAGTTTGGTACACCTAATAAAGTTTTTAAAAGTACATCTTGTCTAATGCTTTGATTATCCAAAGCTCTTACTCGGTCAATGAGTGCTACAATAATTCCGTATTGACTATCTAACTTTGTAGATACTCTTTCTTCCATAGTATCTAATGCAGTCTGCACTTTATCGTCTAACGTTTCTAGCTTGGTTTCCATACCATCAATGATACGATTAATCAGCTTCCAAATAAAAAGCCCTAAACCTAGAGCTGCTGCAATGGGAAAGCCTACTTCATTGATAAGGCTTACGAACTCGTTCATTTATCCGGTGTGTTAGAAGCTCCAAAGTAAAAACTAATAACTGCTGATGCTAAACCACCAAGATAACCAAGTACAAGGTTGATAAGAGCTTCAGAGTTTTGCTCCGGTGGCTGAATGGTTACTAAGAATATATAACCTAAGAATCCACCAAGCGTTGCAATCCCCATAATACGTGCTGTCCAGTCTTTACTAAACTTACCACGTGCATCTTGTTTATCTTGAATTTCTAACTTGAATACATCTATTTCAAGCTCTTTCATTTGTAGTTCAAAGTTTTGTTCAGCTTTCTTAAGTTCTAGCATTTGTTCAGGTGTAGCTTCTTGTACAGCTTTTTCAATTGCTTTAGGTGTATTAGGCACACCCAACACTTCAGAGATAACGTTAGCTGCCATACCACCCATAGGACCGCCTAAAGCGGTACCAAGTGTTGGAGCTACAGCACCTACTACTTGTTTTAAAACATTTCCAAATTTCATTTCAACTCCTCTGTTGTTATGGTACCTTCCAATAAATCGTTTACCGCATCTAATAAATAATCAGGAACATCATCTGCTAATGGATGGTCTTCACTGTATGCAACCATGAATGCCTCTACTAAAGTTTCATATAGTGGTCTAAACTCTTCACGTAATATCCAAGCTAGTCCAGACTTTGTACGGGCTTTACAATCTATACGATATGCCACGTCCATTTGTTTTTCTGTGTAGAGTAACATTAGACCTGCTCAAGAACCATAGCCTGTAGTTCTTTACTACGTCTACCCACTTGATGAAACCAACGACTGTCTTCCATTTGTTTAGCCATTTCTTCCCAGTCATGGTTTTGACAAGCTGATATCATGTTACGAAACTTTGAAAGTCTTGAACCACCTAGATTAAAACACATATTAACTATGACTCTTTGAATAGGCTCTGGCAAGTTTTGAAAGACATGGTCGCCACCGATAACGTGGATAGCTTCCATGTAATGCTTGTCAAAGTCTTCCTCATAGTACATGTCTACCACTTCTTGACTTACAGGTGTACCTATTTCCCAACCGTATTCAGGGTCACTAGGTTGACATAGATGCCCAACACCAAGAGTTTTATAGCCTAGACTATCTTCATAAATTGCTAAGACTTCACCTTCGTGTCTCTTTATTTCAGCTTTACATAATTCTTTATTCATTTCCAAATCCTAATCTATCCATCTGTTCTTGGTAAGGTTGACCAGTGAACGGGTCAACTCTATCGGCAGGGTTTTCTTTTGTGAAGGGTACGTCTGGTCCTTCTACTAGACCGCCTGTAGCATAACCAAGCATTGAATTTTGTGGTTCTTCTTCCTCTAAAATATTTTCGACTCTAGGAACAACTTCTTCTAATATGGGAACAACATCAGCAGCTTCTCTTACAGTTGTACCTAAACCTTCCATAAATGCTTCCATTAAAGTTTCATCGTTCTCTGGAACAAAATCTGGCTTGGTAACTATTTCTGCCATATCTTCCAAGTAGCCTAATACCGGTGCCATTTGTTCCATAACACTAGAGCCATAATCTGAATATTTAAATATACCTCTAGCTTTATCAATACCATAAGTATTTAATCCAGCATAAGATAAAGCCTCTCCTATTTTTTGGAAAAGTGTTTCATCATTTACACCTTCTTTATATTTTTCATTAGGTGATAAAGCTACTTGAGCCTCTCTAACACTTGCAAAAACTGGTATCGCTGCTGCTATTCTTAAAAATAATGCAGCATCTCCTTGCTCAACTCTTGCAATTAATGCATTAGTCTGTGATGTTTTAGCTTGTGCCCATGACATAAAACTTCCTAAGAATTTTACATACGGATCTTTTGATTGAGTAAATAATCTTCGATTACCTACTAACGGAATAATTGCATCTCTATTTGCTGACATAATTCCTGCTTTTTTTAAATATGATCTTGCCATATTGTCTTGTAAAGCATCTTCAATATTTTTAAATTGACTTATATATAAAAAGTTTTCTTTTGATAAACCAAGCGTATCCATTTCTTTCAATAACGCTTGTTCAGATTTTAAAAATTGTTTAGTCTTACCACGCCCTACTAAGTTTGCAATATCCATAGCTCGGTAAACACCCGCATCGTATGCAAAGTTTCTAGCAATTCTTGTAACCCTACCAAGCTGTACTGCTTCAAAAAATCTTCTAGTAAAGTCAGTCATTCTTCTTTGGTATTGTCGCATACCAAGTGTATCACCTATTAATAATACATC